TGGTCATATACCCAGTATTTTTTTTATCCAGCGTCGCCAGGCTGGTATGCTTTCGTCCTCGTGCCAGAACTTCTGCTGAAACAAAACATCTTCTGTTTTTTCCTCAACTGGCTGTTTGACTGCTTTCTTTTTTGGGGATGGTTTTGACGATTTGCTTTGCTCTTTCTTTGGTCGTCCTCTTGGCATCGATCTCTCCTTGTAAATGTTGTTCCACTTGCAGCATGACCCGTGCTTGTCCTTTGATCTGCAAGTCGATGTTGTGCCGTTCCGCTGTCAAAAACGCTTTGACTTCTGTAATTGATCGACAAACGGCATAGTCATATCCCATACCGATAAGCTGCTCACCAACGATGCGCTGCTGCTCTGTGGGATAATTCTTCGGCTGCTTCAACTCGATAAACAATGGCATCGTGTCTGGCAGCATAATCATAATATCGGGGAACCCTGGCACAACACCCATCAGCTTCTGTTTGTGACGATAGTTGACATGGTGGCGACCTTCGTTCGGACTGTGATGAATTAAGTGGGGTTGTGGCAGAACTATTTCTAGCCATTTGATGACGTGCTTTTGCAGATCATCTTCGGATGAATACACACGGATCACGGACTAGCCACGCTCGATAAAGAAGTCATTCGGCTGCACTTCCCCCTTTGTCAGTTCAATAATACGGGACATGTAACGCTGCCTGGGTACAAGCCTATCCTTATGATCCATAGGCAAGCACCAGCGTCTAGCCATCTGTGCGTGTCCCGCATCGAGCAGATGTGCCAGCTGACCATAAGACCAGTTTTTCATTTTTCTATAGTCGTCTAACGTCAATTTTCAAAATCCTACGATTTTAGTCATGTTACCTAGTAACACATTATATCTTGACGTTTAACGTACAGTCAATATAAGGTAGTAAAAAAACCCTATCGAAAAACGTCATGCGAGGATATAACTATGAACAAATTAGGACTTCAAAGGGTACTGCCCCTACAACTTATGGACGATAGTATGTCTGGTGAACTTCTCCGTCGTGCGATCGAACGACGAGGTATAAAGAAAAAGCATGTAGCGCAGAAAAAAGGTATCGAGCAAGGTACGCTGTCGCGCCAGCTATCGGGTAAACACTCGCTTACACTCAAAGATCTGCGTGAGTATGCCGATATTCTGGAATGTGAATTCGAAGAATTAATCATTGATATACAGCCAATGGATATTATTGGCGATCATTCCGACGGAAACATTTATGTGGGCGACGTAACAGATAAAATAAGGCAAATCGTGCCACCCATGACTTTACCAGCTTCCTATAAATGTATATGGGAAGATCGTGGACCCCAGAACAACATGCTGCATATTTTCAATGGTAATCACATGCTGTCTGAAGGTTCAATAGATCAATCTTGTTTTACGCAGTTGTGCGTATACAAAGTCCCCCAAAACGAATTTTTACGATTGAAAAATTTAAACGATAGCTGGGTTTCTGTAATTAACATGGGGTATCTTTACCCCGAACCTAGCGGTAAATTTACCATTGGTTCTGCCGTTACACCAGGTCGTCAGCGACAAGGCATTGAAATTGTTTGGGCAGCACCAATCATTGCATCTTTTCATTCTCCGCTAACATTAGGATGGCAGCTTAAATAATTAAGTTGACGTTTCACGACAAAACTTGTTGACGCAAAACGTACATTAACTTAATCTAAAACGTAAAACATTTTAGGATATTTTAATGATTGATTCCGACGTACAATGGGCATCACGACACAGCTATTATCACCACAGTAATTACCGTAGACGCAGCAAGACAGATATATTCTTTGAGAAGTGCTACGTTCGACCGCTGGTAAACGATGCCTGGACGGTTATAAAATCAAATGAAGCAACACCCGAACAAAAAGCGGATTGCTGGCGCATCATAAAAATACTGGACAAAAAGCAGAACGGCGACGATAACGCAGCGATGATGGCGGGACGTGTGGTCCAGGCGATCTGCGACATGGTGCTGCTTGATAACGTGGATATATCACAAGCTACAGCTGCGGGAATGGAACAAGCTATGGCATACGAACCGAACACCTGGCTCAAGAACGATAAAGAAAATAAAGATATGCAAGTGGACCACATACCCGACATAGCAAAGAACGCTATCGTCGGTCTGAAAGAAGCCATGCACAAAGCCAATAGGTATATTGGCGAACAAGAACTATTTGGTGTACTACCAGGCAACAAGCTGCCCTACTCCACCTTGCCAGACTATGATGTACGGGGTGATCTCAAAGTCAAAACATACACAATAGCCAATACAAAATCGGGATACAAACGGGCATCGCTACCCACCAAACTGCGCGGAAGTCCGTGGCTTGAAAATAACTTATCCCAGGTGGCTGGAATGTGGGCATTGAACAACCATAAGCCACCGTTCTTACTGTATGCCAGCAAAGATGATTATAGGCTGCTGACAGCCGAAAATTGCGACTGTCTGCACGAAGATAACCTACGCTTGTATGTCAGTGATGCCGTTGCAAAGAATATGGCGATCGAACTGAAGCTGCAAAAGGCAAACAACTTGAAAGAATTATTGGCAGACGAACTGCCAGATTTTCACGACTGGTTTAGAAAGCCACCCGAATATATCAAACATGCCGAAGAACTATGGAGGTCATATCATGGATGATGTCATCAAACAATTGATGAAAGATTTAGATTTAGATTTTAACGATAACACCTGGGAAGTTAAACACGGTGGCAGAAGCGTTACATGCGTAAAACATAAAGCATTGGAAAAAATTGCAGCGCATAAACAAATTAGGTTCGATCCCCCCGCCATGATTGCCAACGATCCCGACAAAAGAGTGGCAGCGATGTGTGTGACGGGACACCTGGGCGATCGAGCAGAATGGGCGATAGGCGAAGCGTCACCAGGTAACAACAAAAATAATTATCCATACGCTATGGCAGAGAAACGTGCCAAAGATCGTGTGATACTCAAGCTGCTCAACATGGCTGGTGATTACTATTCGCAAGACGAAGCAGACGAATTTGAACAAGCTAAACCCTTAAACGTAGAACCACGCAAGAAAGATCCCGAACCCGAACCGCAGCCAGATCCCAAACCCGCAGCAGAAACAGAACCCGATGTCAAAGAACAAGTCCAGGAGTGGGCAAGCAAGGTTAACGAGGACGTGGAAAAGCCTAGCATGTATAGTGCCGACCAACTTTTTATAGACCAGTTCAATAGACTGATGGAAGAACTAGATAACTGCAAACAACAGTCACATCTTAATGCCTGGAAAGAAGGTAATAGACAATGGTTGGACAGATTTGGCAGCGATAAGCCAAAAGACTACCAAGTAATGCTTGGTTGGTACAAGGTTAAGAAAAAGCAGATTGAAACGGGCAATTTATCATCAATTACAGAGGAGATACCAATATGAGTAACAAACCCAGTAACAAACCACACTTGTCTGTCAGCAAGTTTATGATGGGCGAAAAAGAGTATCGCTTGTCTGGCTGGTTTAGTCCCAACGGACTATGGAACGAAGAAAAAAGTAGGTTCGACCCTATATCGCAAGCGCAAGAAGCGACGATCCGCGAAGCGGTAAATATACTGGCAAAGAACCAGATCAATTTACGCTGCACCATCCAGGCACGACAAGGCGACGACGTGCGTAACTTTCCAAACGTCGCAAAATTCACACTCTATCCAAACGAAGTGGAAGCAGCTACGAGTATCGACGATGACTTCAGCTAATCTAGTACACGAAGTATTTCTCAACAAGCTGGTCTATGACACCAGGGACGCTGCCATAGTTTTATTTGGTAATGATGATTACAAGAACGTGCGTAAGGTCCGACGCATGGTAACAAGTGGCATCCTGGAGTGCCACCGCCGACCGTCATGCGAAGAAGGACCAAAACGTACAAGCATTTATATTCCAAAGAAATCGCTGGAGAAATTTCTTGATGAAAGATGATCCAGTAAACCTACCAGCGCATTACCGCAACGGCGACATCGAGTGTATCGATGCGATCCGCGCTGCCCTGGGCGATGCGTACCCCGATTACTGTCGTGGTAATGTAAT